TAGGAATTGTTTTTCTAATCTTTGCATTACATGATTTGCAAGTCTGCCATCAAAATATGCTCTTGCTCCTGCTTGATCCTCAAGCAACTCTGCTGTTATAGGCAAAGTTGTGATGAATTTTCTTACAGGTGCTGTAACAGCACTATAAGTAAAAGCATCCTCTGGAGCTGCAGCAGCTTCTGCTTTTTCTGCAGCATTATTTGTTGCTGATTCTTGCAAAAAGTAATAGGTTGTTTGATCTGTATTAATAGAATCTACTAAATCTAATGCAGGATTAGGATCTGGCTCAATAGCAGGTATAACCTGACTATAAACAGTATCTCTAGTCCAAACAGAAGTAGTCATAGTAGTTTTTGCCTCAAAAGGCACATTCTTAATACCATGTTCTACAAAGGAATTGTAAGCTTTTGAATCTAAGAATTGTTGTCCAAGTGATTTTGGAGCTTCAACTTCTGGCTCTCCATATACAGGCATTCCAGAAACTTTTTTAGAAGCTTCCATATCATCATTGTTAGCATTCTTTACAGATTCAAGATCCTGTAATTCAGTAATCTTATCTCCTAAAGAAGCTAATTCATCATTTCTACTTTTAATTGTTTCTTTTTGATCTGATGAAAGTTCAGACATATCCTTAACAGAATCAAAAATTCTAGCAAGTTCCTCTGATTTGACAGCTTTTTCAGCTCTCATTTCTTTTAATGTTGCCATTATTTTCTCCTATTTCAGTTATTTTTCATAATGTTCTTTTGAACATCAATGAATAGCTCATTATCTTTAACAGGATCATACCCATACTCAGCTAAGACATCATCCAACTTAGAATAAATTGCATTTAGTCCTGCTATGTATGTAGTTACCATCTCTGTAGATTTCTGGCTAAGTGTCTTTTTTTCAGAGTTTTTTAAGGATGCAAGATCCTCTATTCTCTCTGTGAATGCCTTTAACTCCTCAAGAGAAGCTACAGCATGTTCTCCAAGCCTCATACCCTGTTGGGATGATTTACTGATACCTGTATCAGATTCACTTGAAATCTCTAAATCTTGTTTCATTTCTTTGGCACATTTGCCATCTTTTCCATAAGTGCATTTTTTCTTGCCATATTTCTTTTCTTTTTCATTGACATAATCATTATGAGTTGCACAGGGCATATATATTACAGAGCCATCATCTTTCTCATGAGTATGAGTTCCCTCACAACCAATCTCTTTTGCTCTTTCAGCAGCTTCTTGTTGTGTAGTATATTCATCTGTTCCTACTTGTTCTTTAACTTCCTCAAACTCTGTATTCCAATCATCATAATCTTGTAATCCTGACTTAAGAGCTTGAACAAAACTGTTCTGTTGAGCTCCTACTAAAACAGGAGATACTTCCCAGACTTTTACATCTTGCAATACTCTTACAGGTACTTCCTCTCCTTTAGAATCTATATGAGATGCTTTTTCTGATTTCATTACTTGAAACCCATAACTAAATTGTTGCATATCTTGCATAGCCTTTACAGTTTCATAAGCTTCTTTTCCTGATTCAGTATTTAAAAAATAACCCTTAAACACAGCTTTTTGATTATCTGTTTCTATAACACCTCTACCAATGACCTTACTCCAATCATGATTCCATACTAATGGCACTTTGTTGCCTGTATATCCTGATCTAAGAGCATTGGCTTTAGTTACATCATTATCTGAATCTATAGTGTCAAATAATGAAAAAACTGCCTCTATGTATCTTGTATCTCCATCCTCTTTAAGCTCAATAGGAGCATTCTTATAGGATAAATTCTCTGGTCTATCTATTTCATTCATCTATTACCTCAATATAAGCTTCTGTACATCTACAATTAGCTATCAAACTAATTGGAGCATTAGGATCTCTAGGAGCATCCAACTTAATACCATTATACAGATAAAAACTATTCAGAGGAACTCTTTGATTGTCTAGCTCAAAATGTGCTTCTCTTACAACTCCATCTCTCCTAGATACCCACTCTTTTTCTAAAGTCTTGCCTGTAGCTTTTGCAGCTCTTTGCTGACTCCAAGAACTTACCTTACCAACTTCTGTTCTAGCTATATTCTTAGCTCTACCTAAGTTCTGTCCTCCTAGTACTGTATTAATTCTTTTAGCTAACTCATTAAAAAACTTATCTCCATCAGGAGTACCTGCAACAGGATTAACTATTCCAAGCTCCTCAAACTCTTTTATTGTCTTTGTTATCTGTGTAGTAATTCTTTTTTTAGTAGTTGCATTTAAGTCATTCATAACTTTCTTTGCATTATCTTGCACAAACCCTGCTGCTTGTGAATCTTGAAATAATGACCTAACTTCTGCAGGAACTTCTCTTTGTCCTCTGTAGAAGCCACCCTCAACAATTTTATTAAATGTTCTGGGATCTAATACTGCTCCTGCTGCTAATGTACCAAAAACAGTTCTAATTGCTTGTTCCTCATCAATCTGTACTCCTAAATCAACAGGATCTGCTGCTTTAAAATTTTCTTGTGCAGGAAAGAGATTATCCCAAGTTCTTACTGACATATCATCCCCAAGAGAATAGAACAATGGTAGTAATTCTTTATCAAACTTAGATTCATTTAAGAATATATCTACATTAGTTTCTAATGCAGATAAATCATGACTACCTTTAGCAACATTAGATAAGCCTCTCTTTTGTCTGTTAAGTTCTTTTGCATAAATATTAGACATATACTCACTCCAAGCATTCTCTAATCCATTTATAGCTTTCCAGAGTTCTTTCTTTTCTATCTCTGTTCTGTAATGTTTTACAGTAGGAAGTCCTAAAATCTTTACTGTTGGCTCTTGCCATCCATATAGTGGATAGTTAATTGTTTTATTTTCTTTAACTTTATCTGCTTCTTTAGTTGCCCAATTAGCAGCTCTCATCTTGTTACTCTTAGATATATCTCCACCCCATAACAACCAAGCTACCTGACCTGCTGTTGGTCTATCACTATCTCCATTAAGATAATCATTAGCTTTATCTGAATCTAAATCTCCCTCATGCCTAGCAAACCAAGCTGACATTCTTACAACTTTATTATCACTAATCTTTCCACTAGCCATCTCTCTAGCTTCTCTCTTTGTTTTATCTGTCAAGCCACTACCTGCAAACTCTAAGAGATCTAATCCTCTTTGTGCATTCTTTTGAATATAACTAGGAACTTTATCTACCTTAGTTTCTATTTCTAAATCTATTTCTTTTTTTGTGCTTTTAGGATGCCCCTCTGGTAGCAAATCTGTATCAAAGGCTCTATTAGGAAACTTACCAGAACTTAATGCTCTTATAAAAGTATTAACTCTAGCTAATGACCATTGGTCTGAGCTAGTTACATTTGGTCTAACTGATTGTGGATTAGTATTATAAGCACCTACTCCTCTTTCAAATACTTGTCTTAGCATTGAGAAAGTAGCTCTATACTTTGGCTCTTTGTCATTATGTTCTTTGACTTTGTCTCTAAGTATTCCCTCTATTCTTTTAGATACAGCTTTCTCCTCTATGTCCTCTGATGTTTCAGCTTGATACATTGTTACATCATCTCCCTCAACAGGAACTTCTGCAACCATCATATTTCTTATAAAGTAATCTCCATCATCTAAAGCAGGTAACTGATTAGCTTGTCTAGCTTCATTTACTGTTACAAACCCTGCATTAAATCCTGTTACTACTCTCTGCATAGTTGCATCCTCATCCTGACTTAAAGCTCTTACATCAGAAAGATCATATTTAAAGCAGTAATCTGTATTGTCCTCAAAGTCTTGTAGTAATAATTGTTTGGTAAATTCATTGGCAAAGTGCTTCCACATTGGAATTAGTTTTTGCTCTGTAAAGAACTCCCTAAGTTCTCTAACATTGGAATAGGTGGCTCTTTCTAGCCCACTGCCAAGTCCAGCCAATATTGCTGGGGTACCTAAAACAGCAGAGATTCTCTCCTCATTAATATATCTAAGTTTCCCAATCTCTAAATCTTTAGGGCTAAAGGAAAGAGTTTTTATATCTACTTCTCCCCCAGAAATAACTAATGGTCTGCCTCTGTTCTCTCCTCCAAATCTCCTGCCAAATACTTCAGCTATGTTCTCAGCTTCATCACTTGTCATAGATAAATCATTCTTTGGAGATATAACAACACTAGGAACACCTGTATTCTTAACTAATGCTGCTCCCATCTGTGAAGCTGCTGCATCTCCTAAAATCTCAACCATAACTGATCTTAGAGGAGCAAGTCCTCTCCTATGATTTCTAGGATCTATTCTCTCTCTAAGGTGTATCATATCCTCTGGCAAAATGCTCATAGTGTTGCCCTTCTGCTTATATTCATACTTAGTTATTAATTGTTCTGTGTTGCCCTTAACTTCTACCATCTCTGGAAGTAGTGGTATTAATTGAACTACAGCTCCTGCATCATTTCTAAGCTTTAAGATAAAAGCATCTCCAGATACAGCTACAGAAGTAACAATATAGTTATTCAGTAGTGATGCTGTCATATTTGGATTAGGATTCAGTAGTAATTGTTCAGCAGGATGATTCATTACATAATCCATACCCTCTTGATTCTTTAAATATACTTTAAGTGGTGGCTCACTAAAAGCTGTGCCTAGTACATTTAAACAAGCAAGAGCAGCTGAGTTACCCTCTGGGCTCATCTGATTAACTCCACTAAAATAACCTGCATCAGTATTAAATGGAAATACTACTTGTGATGTTGGATACTGCCCAGATTTCTTTTCTGTTTGAACTTCCTGAGCAAAGAAGCCTCTAATATTATCTCTTATTCCCAATTAAGTAACACTCCAATTTGTTTTTCTAACTATTCCAAACCTAGCTGCATAAGCTAAGGCATCCACCATATCATCATGAGATCCAGAGGATGGAAAGCTAGTTAATTCTCTTTCAAATTCTACAAGCCATTTAGCATTTTTCAAAAACCATATAGTGCCATTTTCTACACCTGCTGCTGCTGGTACAGCTCTAGCAGTTTTACTTTTATCTGCTTTTAAGTTCCTTATGGGCAAACCCTGCCTCCTAGCCATCTGAATTATTCCTAAACCAAAACTAGAATCCTCCACTCCCAACCAAGACATATTGTATTCATCAATCTTTGCTTCTATCTGTGGGAGTAACTCTGGAGCTTCTAATCTAGCTCTGAATACATCCATTACTAAAAGCTTACCACTAGGAGTAGTTCCAACTGTTATTATTACAGAATAATCAGCAGTTTCTTTAATGCTTAATGCTGTGTCCATAGTTCCAAAGATAGATAGTTCTGAATGCTTTACTACTTCATCTCCTAAAACATATTCAGGATCATCTCCTGCAATAGTTTCATAATACTTAAACCATTCTCTTTTAAACATGTGTCCTACTTGAGTAAATTCTGCTAAGAACTCTTGTGCATACACCATAGAGCCTAACTCCTCTCTGGCTTGTGCTAACTCATCTTTATTAATTCTAGGAGATTGCTCTGTTGGATAATGAAAAACTTTCCAATCAGCTCTCCTCTTAGCATTATCAAATAACTCATAAAACCAGTTCATCCCATTAGGTGTAGATATAAACAAAGCTTTGCCTAAGCTATCAGATAATATTGGTCTAACTGTATCCCAAGTTTCTTTATCTTGATAAGCAACCTCATCAAAGATTATAAGAGATATACCACCTGCACCTCTAAGAGTTTCTGGCTTATTAGCTGATTTAATCTGTATAGATCCTCCATTAGCTAAGACTATTCTTTTCTCTACTTCTCTAGTTTTTGCATAATCCTCTGGTAACTGTCTAACTAAGCTTTTTAGATTAAGCCAAGACTCTAAAGCCTGTGGATATACAGGAAAAATAATCCAAACTTTTAAACCTTTAAGTGCTTGATCAACAGCAGCAACTAAAGATAATGTAGTTTTACCCCATCTCCTGCCACATACAGCAATAATAAATCTATGTTCATCTAATGCTTGTATAACTTCTAATTGTCCAGAATGTAGATCAGGTGGAGTAGCCTCAATAATCTGGCTCATCATCCTGCTCCCAATCCCACTTAAATTTAATCTGTGGTTGTTCTATGTGATTTACTGTTACTTGTGGAGTACCTAAGCCATAAATCTGGCTAATCATCTTATAACAAATATCTAATAACCCCTTTAGTTCTGTTGGATTAAGTGAAGCTAAATCTCTTTCATTTATTTCATTAATAATTCTAAATATTACAGGCTTAAGCTCTTGAGCTAGATCTCTTGCAGTTTCTCCTACTTGAGCAAAAACCTCCCCAATTATCTGCTCATTAAGCATTTTATTTATAGCTTTTACTCTATCTAACCATTGATTTTTAGAGGATATTTGATATATTCTCCTCTCTGTCAAACTGAAATTTTGTGCAACTCTAGGTAGTGTTCTACCTGCACCTAAACCTAAATAATATTGAAATCTCTTAAAATCAACATTAGATTCCCCTACTTGTTGCTGATTAGGTAAAGCTAAAGACATATCATCTATGTAATCCATAGATTTAGTATAACCTAAGTTCTATTATTACAATGCAAACTACAACCACAGCAAAGATTAGTACAATTACAGTGCATTAGTGATTGTGCATATAAGCTTCAAGATAAGTAATTCTATCTTTAAGGTTATCCCATTCCCATGATTCAAGCTGATTATTCTCTAAAGTTGTTATTTTCTTAAGTAGATCTTGCCATTCCCACTTCATTAGCTCATAAGCTTGTGAATCTTGAGCAGGATTGTTTAAATCAGAAATATATCTAGCCTGAAAATCCTCAACCTTCCATTCTAAATCTCTCACTTCTGATTCTAAGTTCTGATAATTAGCTCTAAGTGTTGTAAGTTCTGTATCTAAATACTCTGCATCATAAGCAACTTGCTCTAGTTGGTATATCTTTTCATATAATATTGCAATATCATTAGAAACCATTGTAGATTCTTTAAGAGCTTGAAAATCATATTCAATAGTGTTCATTCTCTCATCTATGTTTGTAAGAGTATTAATGACAGCTCCTAAGCTTTGTACTCCTGCTCCAATAGATCCCATAAGAGTTATAGCAGTAACAACTATTGCAAGATTATCTTTTATTTTACTAATCATATTTTACAGGCATCTCCACAATCATCCTCAAATTCTTGTGATGTGTCTATAAATGTAGGATTATCTGTAATTAAATTATCAGGTAGTATGAAATCTTTGTCCATACTAGCCACCTAGTTTTATAAGAATCTCAGTTATTGCAGAATTTAGTTCTTGTTCCCTCATAGCCAAAGACATTAGATCCTCTTTGACATCTGATATTTGTACCATTAAAACAGCAACTTCTTGTTGTAGATCATTAACAGTTTTAAATAGCCATCCAACTAATGCAGCTAAACCTCCCTGCAATACTTGACTTAAATTAACTTGTGCTTTCATATAATATTAATGTACAGGCAATATACAAAATAATGAAATTCTAATAGGCTCTTTTGTGTTGTTTTCTAGTACCCATGCAGAAATTTTATTATTAGCAAATAATTGTATTGTGCCATATTTCCAAAGTATCTTTTTTGTCTGTGGATCTATAATTCTTAAATCTGTAGGGATAACAAATTTAACTTTTTGATGCTTCTTGTATTCTATTTTCTGATATATCAAAATAATCCCTGTCTAATTCTATTCCAATAAATTCTCTGTTTGTATTTACACAAGCTACACCTGTGCTACCTGATCCCATAGTAAAATCTAAAACTGTTTCATTTTCTTTTGTGTATGTTTTTATTAAATATTCAAGCAATTCTGTTGGTTTTTGTGTTGGATGTAATCCTCTTTCATTTGGTAGTCTATTATTAAAATATTTTATTAATGTTGGATTTTTTAATTTATCATAATTATTTTGATGTATAGGTTTTTTTATTCCAGAAATTTCACTACCAACATTAAAATTATTATTTTTATATCCTGCATTATTTCTTTTTAATCCACTTTCAGTTCTTTTTTCTTTTATTGGATAGTAATTAACTCTGCCTTTACCAAATATATGTACAAATTCATAATCTTTTAGTGGATTATATTTTGAACTTGCAAAATTAGAATATGTGTTTTTATGCCAAATCCAATCATATTTAAACTCTTTTAAATTACTTAATCTTAAATGACTACTAAATGGCTCAGTTCCAAATAATGCTATTGCTGTATTATCTTTTCTAATTCTTTTTAATTCTGCCCACATTGGTCCATAAGGTATTACAAAATCCCATTTACAAGCTGTTGTGCCATAAGGTGGATCAGTTAAAATAAAATCTATTGAGTTATCTGGTAACTCTTTCATTACCTCTAAACAATTTCCATTAAATAGCTGAATCATCACCAAACATCTCTCTATAGTGCATTTTTTTAGCAGCTTTCCTGTAGTTATGAGGATCTAATGCCTCTCTAAGTAGTTTATTCTCATCATCTTTTAAGTTTGTATAAAAGATATGTAAAAAATTATATAGAGTTTCAACAGTTTCATCTATAACAGTTGCACTTCCAAGCTCTGTCATAGTGTTTATATCAAATCTATCTCCCTTATTTAACACAATCTCTACAAGTGTTTGCATACCTTTAAGCATCATAGAGAAAGTTACTCCACCCTGACTTGTACCGAATAATGGATGTTCTTTTGTGCCATCAATCTCTTTTATATTTTCAATCTTATCTATAAGAGTATGTTCAGAATTAATAAGCATCATAATGGCTCTATAGCCATAATTTATTTCATCAGCAGCATATTCCATTTTTACCTCTTAAATTTACATTCCTTTGAGCCATTGGGATTCTACCATTACCCTGATCCATAATTTCTATGTGATTTTCTAAGCAATCACAGAAGTTATTATCTAATAATTGTTTATAAAGATAATTAATCTTTTGTATTGGTATTTGATAAGATTTCTCTCCAGAGGATTTATTTACTTTGTAGGATTCTTTTATTTCCTCTATATCTATGCCTATAAACCTATTAGGAACACAATTAAGAAAAATTAATCCTGATCTTGTGTTTTTTTCCTGTGCTTTCTTTTTAAGATTATCTACTTTACTTGCTGAGATCCATAAATTACTTATATAATCTTTGTCAAAATTATGCCAATAACCAACAACCTGAAGCTCCATAACATAAAGATTATTAAGTATTTTACAAACATAGTCCTCTGCAAAGTCCTCCTCATCTTTTATAACCTCC